TATAAGAAAAACCAAAATACCACAGAGCAATAATCACCTTTCTTTATAGGTGTTTATTATAGCAATTCTCCAGCGTCAAGAGATATAAAGAACGCACATTCAGACGAAACTGTAATCGTCGGTTAAACAAAACAGATATAAAGAATGGAGGCAAACATGAAGGATGTAAAGGAACTTTTTGATTTGGCTGAAGGTGGTACATTATCCTATGAACAGTTTATGGAACTGGCAAAGGCGAATAATGTAAAACTGGTAGACTTGAATGAGGGGGCTTATGTATCCAAGAACAAGTATGAATCAGAACTTGAGGCCAAGGCAAAGGAAATTGAAACCTTAAGTGGTACAATTTCAACTCGTGATACTGATTTGGAAACACTTAAAAAGCAACTTGAAGATGCTGGGGCGGATGCAAGTAAACTGGGTGATTTAACTACCCAATTACAGGCACTACAATCCAAATATGATACAGATTCCAAGGCATATAAGAAACAGCTTGCAGAACAGGCTTATGAATTTGCCGTAAAGGAATTTGCAGGTACTAAAGAGTTTTCAAGTCAGGCGGCAAAAAGGGATTTTATACAATCCATGATTGCCAAGCAGTTAAAGATGGACAATGGGTCTATCTTGGGTGCGGAGGATTTTGTTAAGGTATATACCGAAGCAAATCAGGACGCATTTATGAAAAAGGAAAGTGACTGGGAAGATTATACCCCAGCAAATAAACCCCAATTTGTAGGTTCTACACAAGGTGCAGAAGACCCGCATACATCAGACCCCACAGGTGGATTTTTAAACGCTATGCACTTTACACCTATTAGACCTATACCAAAAGATTAAAGGAGGATTAAACTATGGCCGACTATGTAGCACCCGCTAATAATGGCACAACCGCGCAAGGCGCAATCAATTACGCTACCGAATACAGTAGAGCTCTTTCTCAGATGTGGCCTTATGTACTTAATTTCGGAGCACTTTACAGCACACCCAACAATAACAGATATCGTTGGATTAACGCAAAGACAATCGAAATTCCCTCTATCAGCACCACAGGACGTGTTGACGCAGATCGTGATACTGTAGCATTTGCACAGAGAAATTACGACAATGCTTGGGAGACAAAGACCCTGCGTAACGAAAGAAAGTGGAGTACACTGGTACATCCTATGGATATTGACCAGACCAACATGACTACCACTATTGCAAACATTACACAGGTATTCAACGAAGAGCAGAAGTTCCCTGAGATGGATGCTTACCTTATTTCTACTCTTTATACTGATTGGCTTACTACCAAGAATCCCAGAACGCAGGAAACCCATACTCCTGACACTACTGTACTTACAATCCAGAATGTACTTGCAGTATTTGATTCACTTATGCTGAAGATGGATAATGCAATGGTTCCTGCTAATGGCCGTATTCTGTATGTAACCCACGAGGTAAATCAGCTTATTAAGAATGCTGATAAGATTTCTCGTAGCCTTGATGTAGCGAGTGGACCTAATGCGATTGACCGTAGAGTAAACCGCTTAGATCAGGTTACTATTGTACCTGTACCTTCAACACTTATGAAGACCGCTTATGACTTTACAGTAGGTTGGGCTCCTGAGTCTGGTGCTGGACAGATTAATATGTTCCTCGTACATCCTCTTGCAGTTATTACCCCTGTATCATACACCTTCTCTAGACTGGATGTACCCAATGCCCTTTCTGAAGGTAAGTATGTTTACTATGAGGAATCTTTTGAGGATGCGTTCATTCTTAATAAGAAGAGTGATGCAGTTCAGTTTAACATTACTGAAGGTTCTGGTACTACCACAACTACTACGTCAACCACAACTACTGAATAAGGAGGTTGAATCCTATGTCATTAGTTGATAAGACAGTGAGGGTTAGACGAGGCGGTTCATATTTAACTATTCCCTCAAGCGCAGTGGATCGATATATGGCAAAAGGCTATGATGTGGTTGATAATATGAGAAATGTTTTAAAAGAAAGTATTCCTAATGATATTAACCTTTTGAAAGCCGCTTATGATAAGCATGTAGCTGAGATTCGGGAATTAAAGAAAATCAATGCTGAATTAGAACGCCAGCTTGCCGATGCTTCCACTACAGCAAGTAAGCGCGTTACTAAGAAAAAGCCGTAACTAGCCTAATGGTACTCCCTATATTCCCAATCCAAATTATTTAAGGTGGTGAAATCAATGTATTTAACTTATGCTGAATATCAACAAATGGGCGGTACGTTAGATCAAGCCACCTTTGATGATTTGGAGTTTCAAGCGGAAGCTCTGGTTAACTGGCATACTTTTAACAGATTGAAAAAAGACACTACTTTTCCTACTGAATTGAAGCGCCTTATGAAATATCTAATTAGTATGGCCGCTTTTAAAAATAAGACTATTGCTGCTAGTGGAGATTCATCTATAGCCACTGTGTCTGGAGCAATAGCGTCTCAATCAAATGACGGAGTTTCAGTTAGTTATAATACCCTGAATGCCAAGGACCTTATTGAAGATATTGATAAAGATAGTGTTGATGCCATTCATAAATATCTACAGGGGGTTATGAACGAGGCAGGACAGGTATTATTGTATAGAGGGGTATATCCAAATGAGTAAATTAGGTTATCCCGAATGGTGGGAACATACTATAACAGTATATAATAAATTTACCGATACCCAGACAGATGTAATCCGATGGTTTAAACAAGTAATTCATGATTGTTTTTGGCAATTATCGGGAACTGAATTAACTGTTGGAAAAACAATTCTCAATTCTAAATCCATAATATGCCGAATTCCTAAGGATGATAAATTCATGGAAAAGCAAGAATGGATTAAATTGCCAAATGATCAGATGGGTAATTACTTTACTCTATCTCAAGGAGATATAATTGTTAAGGGCGAATGTGATTTTGTTATAGATGAATACACTAAAGGATATAGGTCTTCCGATTTACTTGGACAGTATCGAGAATATCAAGCCTGTATGGAAATTACTGAATGGTCAAATAATACAGGAGCAGGAAGATGCTTGGAGCATTACTTTATGACAGGGAAGTGATAATGTGGCACAAGTAACTATTAATCTTAGCATGGGAGATGCGTTGAGAGATAAGCTGGAGCAGATAAACAATCCTACTACAATGTTGGCGATTCATAATGCTTTAGCAAGAAGATGTGACCCCTATGTGCCAATGCGTTCTGGAATGTTAGCTTCGTCTGGTATGGCGAATATTAGTGCTCACGGAGTAACTTATACCACTCCTTATGCCAGATATCAATATTATGGTGAGATTTATGGACCTAATATTCCTATCTGGGAGGATGGAGAAATAGTTAGTTGGTGGAGCCCTCCTAACAAGAGGCCTACTGGTCGTTATATGACACATGGTACTGAAATGCATCCGTTAGCTACTTCTTTTTGGGATAAAGCAATGTTGCGAGATCATGGTGATGAGTTTTTGGAAGAAATAAAGGACATTTTGTCATGGAGGATGATGCAGGTTGGCAGATACAGTGGATAAAAACAAAGCAGTAATCGATTTTTTACTTAACTGTCCCACAATAGCAGCCAGTCCTGTGTTCTTTAACTTCTTAAATGCTCAGGACGAAAATAAACAAATTATTATGCAGGCCAATGATAAACTGTTAAATAAAACTTTTATTGATGGTAGCATAGCAAAACGATTTACCTTTTCTATTATAGATTTCCGAAGCGTAGCGTATCAGCCTATTCCTAGGGCATCTGGATATTCTAGCGAAAATGTTGAAGAACTTTTCGATGTGCAGGGAATCATGGATTGGGTAAATGAACAGGCAGATTTAGAGAATTATCCTGATTTTGGAGATACATGTTTCATTGATAACATGACTACCACAGCGGATAATCCTAATTTGGATGGAGTTGATACGGGAGTTACTCCTGCACTTGCAAAATATAGTATGACAATCCGTATTGACTATGTGGATAAAACAAAAAGTATTTGGACAAATTAAAGGAGGGTTAAATTATGGCAGCACAAACTGTTATTAAGCAAATTAACTTAAGGCCGGGTCAGAGAGCTGAACGTAAGTTACTTATTACAGTAGCGGAATGGACTGAAAAAACTCTTGATGGAACTACCGAAGGAACTGAGACAGTGCGTGAGCTTCTTGGTAATCGTACTGAAGATTCTAGTATTGAGTACAATCCTGATCTTCAGGAATCAACAGATATCTTGGGTCACAGTTATACCGATCTTAACAAGACCCAGCCTTCGCAGAACTTTGATCCTTTCCTTATTTTGGGCGGGTCTAGACTTGGTGCATATCTGAATGATATCAGACGCAGAAATGCCCTTTCAGAACTGCAGGGCTTTACAATGTATATCATTACCGCTTTTATCGGGCAGGCCGGTGCGTATGAATGCGAGCGTCATGATGATTGCTCCATTACTTATGAATCTTTTGGTGGTGATGCAAATGTAAACTTCCCCATCACAGTTCATTTTTCAAAT